CCATCAGGTTTTACCTCCTTGCTCTTGGAACCGCTTGTCCCCGCCGGTGTCTCGATGAGAGATCCATCAGTCACGAGCCTTGTGTAGTACGCTGTAGCGGGAACCTCGACGGCCCTGTCATCCCCGATATATTCACGGGGTTTGCCTTCCATGGGGCACGTGAGCCCCGGTGCAGCTATTACCTTCATGGGTGCCTCCTTTTATGCACGTGTGAACTCCACGATATCCTCCGCGTCGGCGACGTCGTCGCCTGGCTTGAGATAATATTCAAAGCCGATCCTGAGGAGATCCACCGCGGCGGCCGCATCGTCATCGATCTTGTCGATGATAAACCCCGTCTGGAACTCCACGGCAAAGACGATCTTTCCATCGTCTTCCTCTTCCTCGAGCGTAATGTTTGCGATCTCCTTCGGAACGAGGGGATCGATGGAAAGGCCCAGCGTCTGTAGCATGAGGGCGGATATCACGGCCTCAAGGACAGGGTACATCCCCGCGCGGCGGTCCTTCACCGATCGCATGTTCTGGAAGGTTACGACAACGAAGACGGACGGCGTGAGCCTGTACCTCTGACCGACCTTTGTGAACGGTCCGCCTGCCGTGTATACCTCGATCGCCGGCATGGCCAGCGCTCCGTGTTTCTCCTCGATCTCTACGTTCTTCGGCTCGGCCACCTTCAGTGTGAGTCTGGCGGCCGCGGCGGCCTCGATCTCTGCGAGCATGTCAGAACCCCTTCAATGAGTCGCGGGTGAAGACCCGATCGCTCACTGCCTTGTTTGCCTGCGCGCTGTCGGCGGAGGTCGATGCCGCAGGCTCCGGGTCTACGCCCAGGGAAAGCAGTCCCCTGGCGATGTCCTTCAGCCGTGAGACGGCCCTCTCGTAGCGCTTCTCTATCTTCTCCGGGATGCTCCGCCTGCCGTGGAGATAGTAGATGGCGAGCTCGACAGAGAGCTTGTTCACGACAGCAGGTACCGGCGAGAGCGGCACGGAGTATTTTACGGCGCAGTAGCCGTCAATCTCCGCATCGGCAGTCTCGATGGCCTCATCGACGCGGGCAATGATCGCCGCGTGGTCCGGATCCACCGGATCGATAGCCGCGGGCTTCAGGTTCTCGTCATCGGTGAGCTGTATGACCGTCGCCTCTTCCAGGGCTTTCTTGATATCGTCAAGCGTGCAGTATGCCATGGTTCAGTAAAGGAGGAGGGCGGGGCCCTCCTCCTGGCCTCCTTGTTTTGTCCTACTTCTTATCTTTATCCTTCTTGCCGGCCTGATCCTGGGATGCTGATGTCTTCTCCTTGTCCGGGGCCTTTTCCTTCTCCGGCTCCTTCTTCTCTTCCGGAAGGACCTCGATAACGAGCATGGGCTCCGACCGAAGGACCTTGAGCGTCCTCTCATCAACGTCGTATTCGGCGGGCGAGTTGGAGAACACCATCCCCGCCCTGCGGAATCTTTCCGGTATCGATTTGCACTTGATTTTCATCGGTTCCTCCTTTTACGCCAGCCAGGGCACGACAACGAGCTCGGCCGTGTGGTACCAGACGTTCGATGAGCCGTTGGCGTTCTTCTCCGCCTCGAGGACGGTCCTTCCGGCGGATTCCAGGGTGGGCGGAACAACGAGGTGCGTGGGCATGATGCCGAGGGGCGTGCCCTCATCGTTCGTGAAGGACATCATCGCAGCCCGTGCCGCGGCGTATGCTGTAGCATCGAGGGTCTGCTTGCTGCCGTAGGCGAGCTGCCAGAGTCCGTAGCCCACATTCTTTCGGTCATCGACGCCGTAGCGGTATTTCTTGCGCATGAACGCGTTCTCGTCGTCGGGCTTGTCCATGGCGACGAACTCGGGCGCCTTGCGCATCTGGAGGATGATAGGCTTGATGGGACGGGAGAGGTCCATGAGGTACCAGCCCGTTCCAGAGCCGCCGCCCGTATTGGACACGGATGCCCTCGCGACTTCGTGGTCGGTGTCGAAGAAGTACTGCCCGTCGAAGCATTTTGTGTTGAACCCGGCGGCGAGCAAGGCAAAGGCGAGGATGTCGGGGTGGATCTTGGCGGCCTGAGCGAGCCCCTGGATCATGGGTGTGTAGACACCGATCTGATCGTCCATGATGTCGTCACGGTCGACCTCGATCGTGGATTCGTAGGCTTTGTTCAATAGTTCGTAATGGAAGCCCGAGAGGTCCTTGATGACCCGGTCCCCGAGCCACTCGTGCATGTTCGGAAAGGTCCCGAGCCACTTGTAGTCCACGCTCCTGCCCGTCGAGGGCACCCGCATGGCCACAAGTTCGACCTGGCTCTTCGCGACCTCCAGCGCCTGGTTGAAGATGGTGCTGAAGGTTTTGTAAATCCCGGAGAGTGCTGCCTGGTTAATAATCATTGCATGCCTCCTTTTTAGGCTCTTTTATTCACCGTCATCGATATACATGACGAGGGTGATGTCGCAGTTCGCGCCGGCTCCTTCCGCAGTCTCATTCGCCTTGATGACGAAGTCCGTGTCTTTGGCGATGGGAATCGAAAGGGCTTCCGCCTCACCCTGGGTCGCGTCCTCGGCGATGGAAAGGAGCGCGGTGTCGTTGAGCTTGAGGGCGAGCGTCTTGCCCGTGCCGGGCGCGGTGCCGAGATTCACGTATGCCCGTTTTACGATGACGGGATTCGGCGATTCGATCGCCGGCAGGGTGATGGTCTTGTCCGTACCGTCCTTGGTCCAGCCGGTAAACCGGGGAAGTGTCAGGAAGAAGGGACCCTTGGCGAGCTTCTGGAGCTGCAGCTCCACCGTGGCCTCGGCGGCCGCAAAGTGGTTTCCCGCATCGGTTGCAGAAATCGCAGAGGCCGCATGGGCTCCGGACGCGTCGGCGATGTGTGTAGCCACATCCGCCTGCAAAATGGCCGGAAGGATGTCGATAAAGGCATGAGTCGTGTCGACGTACTGGGCGATGATACCGCAGAAGATATCGTTTGTGACATTCCCGGCCAGATCCACGAGCTGATCGTCGACGAGAAAGACGTTGTCACCGACGTTTGCCTGGGTAATCGCCGTCGCGAGTTCCATCAGGAAAAGCCCGCGACGACGCACAACTGCGGACTCGTCGCCATCCTGGCCGAGACTGTTGTCGATGGAACTCCGGGATACGCCGGCATAGATGAGACCGGCCGTGTCCGCTCCGGGAACGAGAAACCCCGCTGCATTGAAGCATGCATTCGCGCCGGCGAAGATCTTGCTGCCTCCATCTACCGGTACCGGAACCTCGACGCCCTCGGTATATTCAATCTTCTTATCTGTTGCCAATGCTGTCATGTCCTACCCCCTATTTGTTGTACTTTTTGAAGGTCTCTTCGTCGACGCCGCACATCTTGTTGATCTGGGTCTGCACGGCATCGATGCCGGCGCTGGTCTCCTTCTGGTCGGTGACCACCTTGCCCTCGATGACGACCACCGGGGCCTTTGACACGAAGACTCCGAAGCCGGCGAGATCGCGCTTCGCGTACTCCAGCGCCCAGTCCTTCTGTGCCGGCGTGATCTTGCCCTCCTTCATGGCCATCTCGACGGCGCCGTCGGCGTCCCTCTGAATCAAACCCGACTTGAGCGTGTTGAGTTCTTTCACGACATCGTCGATCTTCGTGTGGGACTGCTTCATCGCCTCGATGGTGCCGACGATCTCCGACTCCGTGGCCGTTGCAGCGAGCCCCAGGGCGTCAAGGACTCCCTTGTTTGCGACGACGGCGATTCTTTCCTTGTTTGCCTGCAGGTCCGTCATCAGCTTGTTCACCGCGGCGATGGCCGCCTCTTCCGTTGCTTCCCCGGTAAGCCCGAGGAGTTTTAGTAAGTCTTTCATAGTTGCCTCCTTTGTATTTTTGCTCCCCTCAAAGCCGAACTTGTTGATGAGAGGAACCATGCCGTCGATATTCGGCTGGTTGGTGAGCGCGACGTTGATAAGCCGGACCACCCTGTCGTCGGAAATCCTCTTCAGGAAGACCGGTGAGACGTACTTATATTCCTTATTGGCGATATACTGTTTCGCCTTCTCGGTCCACTCTAAGGCGGCCCACACACCGTCCTCGCCCTTGTTGATGAGCTGTTTTATCCATCCGGCAGCCGGGGCCTCGACGGGAGGGTCCGCAAATGTTTGGTGCTCGTAATCGATCACCATGTCGTTTTTCTGAGCCTCGAATGTCTCGATGATCGCCGCAGCTCCTTCGTGATTAAGCTCAAAGGGACCCTTCGGTGTCTTGTGGTACCCGAAGGGGATCACCTGGATCTCAGCGGGAATCTTCCCTTCTAAGTCCTTGCAGATCAAAACCAGCGCGTTTTTCATTCCTGTGCTCCTTTCATGAGAAATCCCCTGAGGCAATCCCTGATCGGTGTCCAGTC